TCGGGTTTTACGCCAGTTAACGAATGAAGAGCGTGTGCGAATTCCTTCGTCTGGTCGTGGGAATATTGGTATTCGGAAACCTGACGGTTCTGTTGTTTGGGGCGATGCCCCTAAGAGGTAATTACTGATGAAGGCTATTACTGTTTTTTCTCGTTTTAAGTTACCGCCTAGAGTGCGGTTAACTTGTGTTGGTCCCGGTAGGACTCGTCAGAGTATGCGTGATGAGTGCGATATCAATTTGATTATGGCGAAGTATACGAAGACTGGTTTTATTGATCATTTGTCTCGTCACGGTGAGTCTTACGGTTTTGCTACCGGGGTTTCTTTTCATGAAGCTATGAATGTTGTTACGAAGGCGGATCAGATGTTTGACGATCTTCCTGCGGTAGCTCGGAATCGTTTTCATGGTGATCCCGCTGAGTTTCTGGATTTTGTCCAGGATGCATCGAATTTCGATGAGATGGTTGAGTTGGGTCTTGCTCCAGCTCGTAAGGTGCTGCCAGAGGCCGGCGGAGTTCCGGCGGGTGTGGCAGAGCCTATACCGGCGGAGCCGGTTGTTGTGGCGCCTGAGGGCGCCTGAGACGCCTGTTTGAGGCGTCGGCGCACAGTTCTCTACTTGATGTAACTGTGTGGACTGACAGGTACGTGCCGTTCCTGTTAGTCTTTAGAGGCCCTGGTCCCTGAGCCAGGGTCTCTTTTTTTTTTGGAGGTTGCTATGGCCTATCGTTCGAAGATGAAGCGCAGCAAGTCTCGACGGGATTTCACTCGTAAGAGTGGCTCGCATAAGAAGAACACTCGTTCTCGTCCCATGCGTGGTGGTATTCGGCTTTAGCCGGTGCCTTGCTATCGTCCTATTCCGGCCTATCGCGTTCGCGGTGGGTCGGTTTCTTTTAAGCACACGGAAGACTGTTCAGAATTGAAGTTACCGTGTGGTTCTTGTATTGGTTGTCGGCTTGAGTATTCCCGCCAGTGGGCGGTTCGGATGATGCATGAATCTCAGATGCACGATTCCAATTCTTTTATTACGTTGACCTATCGGGATGCCCCGATTCATGGTGTCAACGTCGCACACTTTCAGGATTTTATGAAACGTTTGCGTTCTAGGTTATCGCCCAGGGCGATCCGTTTTTTTCACTGTGGTGAATATGGAGAGCGTTTTGCTCGTCCGCATTACCATGCGGTTATTTTTGGTTTCGATTTTCCCGATAAGGTTCTTTATTCGGAGAGCAATGGACATGCGTTATTTAAATCGTCGTTTCTGGAGGAGGTTTGGTCCTATGGTTTTTGTCTTGTCGGTAATGTTACTTTCGAGTCTTGCGCTTATGTGGCTCGCTATCTCGTAAAGAAGGTGAACGGCGAATTGGCGTTCGATCATTACTGGCGTTTAGACGAACTCACTGGTGAGCTCGTCGCTGTTACTCCAGAGTATTGCACTATGTCCCGGCGACCGGGTGTTGGTGCTTCTTGGATGGAGAAGTATGGAAGCGAAGTCTTCCATAATGACTCCATCGTTATGCGGGGTTTCGAGCAGAAAGTTCCCCGCTTTTATGAGTCTTTTTTTGACGAATTGGATTTAGAAGCTGTTAAGGGTTCGCGCGAAGTCGCGTCTTATCGTTTTGCTTCTGATAATACTGCTGAACGTCTTAAAGTTCGGCAGGTTTGTAAGGTTGCCCAGGTGGGCTTTTTGAAAAGGAGTTTTGAAGATGAATCTCAGGATTTTCGTAGTTTTTGATTCTAAGGCGAGAGCATATCTCCCGCCGTTTTTTATGCCCGAGGCCGGTCAGGCGGTTCGGGTTTTTGCCGATTGTTGTAATGATGATGGTCATCAGTTCGGAAAGCATCCAGAGGACTACACGCTTTTCGAGATCGGTACGTTTGACGATCATGAGGGTAAGTTGCTGCAATTAAAGCAGTCGATTACTCATGGCGTCGGTTTGGCTTTTTTGGCGCCGGATTTGTCTGCACAGGCGCCGTTAGCTTTGGTTGATAAGGAAGGTTCATGAAACAGCGCAGCGTTATGGGACATAAGTTCAGTGAGGTTCCGCGGGCGGAGATCCCGCGTTCTTCCTTTGATCGTAGTCATGGTCTCAAGACTACGTTTGATGCGGGTCTACTGATCCCGATTTTTTTGGATGAGGCTTTACCGGGAGATACTTTTAATCTTGATATGACCGGGTTCGCTCGTTTGGCGACGCCCATTTTTCCGATCATGGACAATATGTTCATGGAGACTTTTTTCTTTGCGGTGCCCCACCGCTTGTTGTGGGATAACTGGGAGAAGTTTTGTGGTGCCCAGGATGATCCGGGCGATTCGACCTCTTTTACTATTCCCACTTATACGTCCGTCACGGCTATCGTTGAACAGGAACTGTTCGATTATTTAGGTTTGCCGGTCGGCGTTGCGTCCGCTCGGGTCGGCGCTAGTGCTCTTCCTGCTCGGGCCTACAATCTTATTTTTAATGATTGGTTTCGAGACGAGAACCTACAGGATTCGTTAACTGTCGAGTTGGATGATGGCCCGGATTCTATCGCTAACTATGTGTTGAAGCGTCGTGGTAAGAGGCACGATTATTTTACTTCTTGTTTGCCTTTCGCTCAGAAAGGGACTTCCATTGGAATCCCGCTAGGCACTACTGCTCCGGTCATTGGTGAGACCGGCGAAGGCCCTACTTTTAAGGGAGCTATTTCCGGTACGGCTTATGGAATGTTGGAAAAGGCGATTGTCGCCGACAACGTTCTTACCGAGAATTCGGTTGCCGAGACCAATCTTATGGATTGGGATGATCCGGGTTTGGTTGCTGATTTGTCTACTGCTACTGCGGCGACAATTAATCAGCTTCGTCAGGCTTTTCAGATTCAGAAAGTCCTGGAGCGCGATGCGCGCGGTGGTACTCGGTACACGGAGATTGTTAAAGCTCACTTTGGTGTGACTTCTCCGGATTCGCGTTTACAGCGTCCCGAGTATCTTGGTGGCGGCAGTTCGCCGGTCACCATTTCCCAAATTGCTCAGACTTCGGAGACTTTGGTTGGTACGCCGCAGGGTAATTTAGCGGCGTTTGGTACGTCTAGTTTGCACAATCATGGGTTCACTAAGTCGTTTACTGAGCATTGTATTATTTTGGGTTTGATGTCGGTTCGTGCTGATCTTACTTATCAGCAAGGTATTAACCGCATGTGGTCGCGTTCTACGCGTTTCGATTTCTACTGGCCCGCGTTAGCTCACATTGGTGAGCAAAGCGTTTTGAACAGAGAAATCATGTTCCAGAATCTCGGAGCCGATGATCTGGTTTTTGGTTTTCAGGAACGTTATGCCGAGTATCGGTACAAGCCTTCTTTGATTACGGGTTTGTTTCGTTCCGATGCGACTGGTTCGCTTGATGCTTGGCATTTGGCGCAAGACTTTGCGACGTTGCCAGTTTTGGATGATACGTTCATCCAGGATACGCCTCCGGTGGATCGTGTTATTGCGGTTCCGTCTGAACCGCATTTTCTTTTCGACGCTTACTTTAAGTTGCGTTGTGCTAGGCCGATGCCGTTGTTTGGTGTGCCCGGCATGATCGACCATTTCTAGGAGTTTGTTATGGCGATCGGTCTAGGTGTTGCTGCTTTGACTGGCGTTGCAAGTTTGTTGGGCGGTGAGCGGCGCAATCGCGCCGCCTCCGCTTTGTCTCAACGTCAGATGGATTTTCAGGAACGTATGAGTTCTACGGCTCATCAGCGCGAGGTCAAGGACCTTCGCGCGGCCGGTTTAAATCCTATTTTGTCTGCTACTGGGGGTTCTGGCGCTTCGACGCCTGGGGGTTCTCAACCCCCTGTGCAGGATGTTCTTACTCCTGCTGTTTCTTCCGCTATGCAGAGTCGTCGTTTGGTTGCTGATTTGAAGCAAGTTGCTGCGAGTACGCGAGCTGCTGAGACTTCTGCTGACGTTAATGTTGAACGTGCGGAGTTGACGCGCCGCCAGGCTGGCGCGTTGCGTCCGGTGTCTGCTGTTGGTGATGCCCTGGGCGCTGTTGTTGAAGCTGCTGCTTCGAAGCTGAGTGATGTCACTTCTGCTTCTGGTTTGAGTCGGGTTTTACGCCAGTTAACGAATGAAGAGCGTGTGCGAATTCCTTCGTCTGGTCGTGGGAATATTGGTATTCGGAAACCTGACGGTTCTGTTGTTTGGGGCGATGCCCCTAAGAGGTAATTACTGATGAAGGCTATTACTGT